CTGCGTTTTCCGGGTCCGCCGTTGGCGGTCCCCAAACCCCCAGATCTAAACCTCCGGATTGGGCATCTTTCCTGTGCCTGCCGGATTTTGAGTTCGCAGATCTGCGACTCTTGGATTTTGCGGAATTTTCCGCACCCACGTTGTTCGGTCAGTTTGATCGTTACCGTTCTGGTCCTGCGCTCGGTGAGCTTCGTTATTGCGAGAATTGTTCAAATCTCGCGAATCATGCTTACTTAGTGGAGGAGTGGTTTGAAGAGGAGTACGACAGTCAAGAGGGTTGGCAGAAAGTATGGCGTTTTCGATGTCGCTATTGCGCTGCAGATCGTTATCTTGATGTTGTGTGCAGAGATAAGAAGAAAATACTACAGGCTAGTATTTATTGTCAGAATTTCCCTTTCCGTTACGAACGCGAGCTTTTTGAGGCTTTGGACCAATGCTGGTGGGCTGAGTTTAATTCTCACTACTTGCTTAAGTCTACTGTTGAGTTGGCTCGCTACCTGCTGTTGGGTGCTCACGGTGAGTTGGGGACTTTGGTTACTGGTCGAGTTGTTGCTTCGATTGATGCTCCCACTTCGGTGGTTGAAGCGTCCGTTGCTGTTGATTGGTCAGAGAGTTCCTTGACTCTGGAGGAGGTGCCTGAGTCAGTATTCCCCACACAAGGAGACGTCATCATCGATCTTGATGATGATGAAGAGAAGCCGCGATGGAGACGCACCAGAAGAGCTGGCGCCAATCGTGCAATCGCCAAAAGAGGTTTTTGTTACCTAAGACTGTTTTCTCGACAGTGGCGAGGTTTTGCCAAGAGATGTCTCGGGTTTAACCCGATGATTAAGCAATTGTTTGCGTTTGGATTGCAGACACAGACTCCGATCAAGGGGTTCTTGCCTATGCATTTCGTGTCCAATAAGCAGGCACATATTGCTAGAAATAGTAAGATTGATGGGCGTAAGCAATGGGTTTGGGTCTATGCTACCAATCCGTGTGCACATTTGGGTTCCGATGTTGATCTGGTTGTTGATGACGATGCGTTCGGTGAGATGCCAGAGGAGTGGCACGAGCCTATTGATGAAGAATGGGTCGAGCCGGAAGTCGAACAAGCGCCTGAGATTCAACCTGATGTGATGGTTAAGGGCACTGGTAATTGTTGGTTCGAGCTTGGCAGCTGGTTGCCGTACGACCTAAAAGTTGAGGCCATAAAGAATGTTGATTACGCTATGACTACTAAGACGTTGGTTGAGCACTTGTGGGATGTTCGCAAGAAACCATCTTTCAGGTTGTTCCATGGTTTAGTTGCTTGGGACAAAGATGGAGATTTGCATATTGAACAGGTGACTGCAACCAAGACTCACATGCTGGATGCCATGCGTGGGAAGAAATATCCCGTTCCGGAAGGTCATATGATTCTGGACGAGTTTGTGGAGCTTTGTGCTCAGCATCTCACGAAGGACGTTCCAGAGGTAGACTGTTACGTTGGTGCAAAATTCACATCAGTGTCACCGATTGATACGGCTTGCAATTCGATGCGCTCGCCAGAGAATGCGCGGACTGTGGAGGCCTATTTCTTTACCTCTATTGCGCCTGCTAAAGCTGAGATGGAGAGCATTTGCCCGTGGTCTATTCCGATGCATAACAGGGCTGCTGCGAACAGATTGGGGTTGCCTTGGTCAGAGAGGTCCCCGTTGGTGCACACGCATCCGATTCACGCAGCTATCCGTAACCACACGTACCACTACGTTTATCCGCAATATATAAATTTTCCGACGACGGTAGCGTTCATGAAACCGTCTGCTTTCGAGAAGTTGCAGGATAGAGTGGGAAGTGAGTTGACTTTGAGAAATCCGATGACTGAGATCAAAGATTTGGGGCGTTATGCCGGCCATAGTTCAGTGCCGGAGGATGTCTTCGCCTTGGGGACGATCACCACTCCAGGGTTGTTGTTGGATGAGGCTGGACATTACATGACGACTGAGGATATTGCATCCTTGTTCTTAAATTCCCCGAATTTGCAGTTCATTATAGCTACTCATGTTTACCCTTTGTCAGCTTTGCAGTCCGATGTTTCACCGGAGCCAAAGTTGTACACGTATAAGAGAGAGGGTAATCAAATGATTTACATGCCTGAAGGGGATGTTGGAAATCACTACGAACAGCCATGGGATCCATCCTTGTTGTTGGCTAGGTCCATACATGATGAAGTTAACAATAGGTGCTACTACGGAGGAGTCGTCTTTACCAAGTTGAACACGCACGTACAAGTTTGGACGAGGTTTCATTTGCCATCGAACCGTTTCTTGTCCTTGTCCGCTGAGGAGTTCATGGACATTCCCAGAGTTTTCCGATCGCAACCCAAAAGTGTGTTGATACCTGTGCGTTACTGGAGGGACATGTTGCAGTATGCTCAGACAATAGCGGCGCCTGGAGCCAGAGATATGTGGGCGAAGTTACGCCAATTTGCTGATCAGGCCGATTACACTTTGCCTCATTCGACTTTGTCTCTACTTACCCACGCAGTTTTGGAAGTGGCTACAAGGCAGTTTGTTCCCAATCTGCCGCCAACCTTTTACAGTACATTTGCGGGGAAAGTAGCTTATAAGACAATTGGACATTACGGGCGTTTGAAGGCTAAGTGGTTCCGAGTTCCTTACATAGAGCGGTATGCGAAGATAGTCGATGAACCTAATCCGTTGAGACCGATTCCTTGTTTCGACGTTAAAATCAGACAGCGATTGTTACCTTTGCCATTTATCAGCTTTGAGGTTCCAAAGGCGCCCAGTCCAACGTCTCTTCAATGGGTTGAGGAATGGACATGCCCACCCGAGTTTCAGGATAGTGCTAGGTCAATGGTCTGCCGATTGTTGAGGAGATCATTCCCATGGATGTTCGACGCTAGTGCTGGGAGAAAATCTCAAGAGCCCATCATATCAGACAATGGTGCAGTGATGAACGGGGAGACGCCTTTCATGGCTATGACTCGGAGGACAGTGAACCACTACGGAGTTGGCGAAGTGATGAGAGATCAAGCGAGAGTTTGGCACGAGTTGTTCGGAAAGCAGGATGGGTTGTATAAGCCCAAAGAATTGGATTCCCCATATGTTGAAGCGACCGGGATTGTTCCTGAAGTTAGCTCCGATGAGGGTTCCGAATCTGAAGATTCCGCGAGTACTGTTGCAACATCCGTGATTACGGTTGAGAGCAAGTTGGGGTGTGACACAAGCATGTGTGTGAAGTGGCCGGCATCTATGAGATACGAAAACACTGTCGAAGGGTTTTACACAATTGCTGCTTCGGGTGACGTTGACTTTGTCAAAGACCAGATCGTTAAGCTTAGTGCTTACCTGGAGCATGTTAGACAAGATGTGTGCCCGTATCGGAATTTGACAGATGATGAGGTCACAGAGTATCTTGAGAGGCTTAAGAAGCTGTTGGTAGGAGTGGAAGCAAAGCCAGAGAGTGACGTTGAGTACGAACCGACACCATTGCCTAGCGAAGCCGGGATTAATGATCCCCCCAAGCGTAAGCTACGGAAGAGCAAGTCAGATCCGAGCATCATATTTGGAAGTGAGCGGAGTAGCGTAACACCCGAAATCAAGGATGGGATGTGGAAAGCACTCTACAAAGGTTTTGTCAAAGAAATACCTTCTAATTCGCTCGGATATCGCGGTGCTCAGTACTGGGACTATTTGTGCCCCAAGTCTGTTGGGAAGCGACATCACAATATACCTTTCAGAGATGTGTACCATTGGCCGTCAGACTTGCGCTATCCAAAGAACGATTGTCTGTTGAAAGCATTGAAGGCCGCCACCGGGTTGGATGAAACTAAGTTGTGGTTGATAGCCGCGAAAAACTTCCCGAGGTCTGAGTTGGCGACGTATGACGACAATTTGAGTTCAAAGGTGTTGGACGCTATTGCGGTCGATAGACATTGGAACGTCAAGGTCATGTCTGGTAGAGACTTCAGTAATTATGGCGTGATGGAGGCATCGCCTTTCATACTTAAGTGCAACCAAGGGCATTGGGAGTACTCGAAGCGTAAGCAACCACCTTTGAACATACACGCAGCGCCTGGCAGTAAGGAAGGTACATTTGTGTTTGACAGACATGCTCATTGGTCCTTGTCGAGACAATCAAGAATTACCTTAACTAGGTTGAACAACTTGGCAACCATCAACTTTAAAGAGTGGAGACCAGAGTTCCCCAGAGCTGAAGCATATGTGCGCGCCTTGTACGACGGGACCACCGGTACAATCGGACGGTCTAGTGCAAATAAGGAGAAGTTGAAGGCTTGGGAGGATGAGCTGAAGATGCATTCCCAGACTAGCAAAAATCGCTGGGCCGCG